TCTTCTTAATGCAAAGTATTTATCCAGCTTTTTATTTAGAGAAGATAAAGGAACATTAAACTTTTCAGCATAATGCTTAATTGGCTTACCTTCAACTAAATACTCCTTTAAAAAGTCATTAAAAATAGCATTCGTTTCTAAAGTTACTTTCTTTGTTTTTAAGTGCTTTGTTCTTATTCCTTTGGCTCTTAAGACTTCTCTTATTCGCCTTTGGGATATGTTATACTTTTGGCTTAAATCCTCTATTGTAACATTCCCAGTTCTATATTCCTCTAAAAAATCCATCTCTTTATAATTTTAAAATACTAACGCTACTCATTAGTACTTGGGTGTTAATCTCTGCTAAAATTGTTAAACTTTCCCCTAATATTGCGCAGACACCTCTTATCTTTACTGCAAAAAGAACGCTTGTAGCAGCAGTAATTTCTTTAATTAAAAGGGTAAACTTGAATCTTCAGATGTAATTACATTTGTACTCACATCTAACTTACCTACTCCCCAAACTACTTTACCATTGCCCATATAAGTTTTTGGTGCTTTAGCTGCTCTTTCTTCTGAAGACTGGCTTAATGTAATTGAAACATTATTACCAAACTTATCGTTTTTGTCATCTACAATAATAGATAGGTTTAAATACTTGTCTTTGATTAACTTTGTTCTGTCAATCTTTGTTACATCAATAGATGCGTTGATAATTGTTGCCATTTTATTTTTTTTTAAAGGGTTATAATTCTTGTACCTATTCTTGCCTGTATCTCGGCATCGTATTTTTGAAGCCAGGTTCTACAAAGTTCAACTCTTTCGATAATCTCTTGCTCAATAGAAATATCTCGTTTAAACTCGTAAGATACCCAGCGTTCAAAGTCTTCTAAATGTGAGTAACTAACTTTAGTTCCATAATTAGCAGCAGCAGGTGTGTCTCCTAAATAATAAAACAATGTAGCAAACTCTTTTTCACACAAAAACATGTACCCACGCAATTGCATTTCGTACTCTGTATTTAACTCTAAAGCTGAATCTAATAAAGTTTTTCTATTCCAACTACACTTGGTATCAATTATAGAGTTCTCAAGGATCACATCCGGTGTACCTACTAACCATTCGTTAGAATAAATATCTTCGTTTTTATAGGCTTTAATACCACCATATAATACTTTGGATGCAAACTGAATAGCTTCATCTTCTAATAAAATACCTTTGGTTAAATACTTGGAATCAAGCTCTTCAGTATCTCCAGCATACCAATTCTTAAGATAAGTAATACAAGTTTGTGATAGTTCGCCTGGCTTCTTTGACTTGCTCATTAGTTTCCCTAACGATGAAGGTCTTGCTTTAAATAACTTCATTTGGCTTATTTGTTAAAAGTCTTAAAGTCTCTGCATCCATAGAATAGCGTTCTTGAATAGCAATTAAATTCTTTGCATCCTTTAGGTAACCTGCTCTGCATTTGTCAAATAATTCCGTACCTACTTTTAAGATTGGCTTAAGTTTTTCTTCTACCATTTTGACTGCATCGTGCATATTAGTTGCATCTGCATCTTTTGTATCACATAATAGAAATAAACCCTGAAGCGCATACTTTCTTGCATAAGAACTTGAATTGATTCCTTTGTAAAATTAATTTCTTTTTTTCTGGGTTTTGTCATACTAATAAATATAAAATCTACAGTTTTATCAATCCTCGATTGTCTTAATTAAGTTCTCATATAATATTTTATACTTTTTCATACTTGTTCTAATTTCTTTTGTTGAGAGATTAGTCATTTCTCGGAGTGAAAGGAGTATTAAATTTTTGTTAAATTTATTATTATCTGACGTTTGGAATATTAACTTATAGTTTTCCAAAATATCACATAATGCTAAACCTAGTTTGTGTTCATTAGAGGACTCATCAAAATCTGAAAGTTTACTTTTAACAACACCAAGTAAATCCATTAAAACATTTTTATTCTCGTCTTCTTCGTCTTCTAAATAATAAACCATTGAAGGATTATTCTCTAAATCTGATGAAATGTCTTCATACGATATTTTACGGTTAGTTTCTTTTTGGTCTTTGAGAATCTGTCCCATTAAATAATTTTTACAGATTGTTCCAAAATAAGAATATGCCTTTTTTTCTTTTGAGGGACTAAACTTGTCAATTTTTGTCATCAAAAAAGAATGTGTGTCAGTATGGATATCAATAAAATCCATGTCTTTTCTATACAATTTATATCTTCGAATAATTGAGGATATCATTTTATCTAAAGGATGTCTCAAAAAGTCGTTATATATTTTGTTTTTTTCATCAAAAGTAGATGCGGTTAGAAACATCCTAACTGCATTTTCTTCTCTTATGTCAAAATAATTTTCAGTGGTTGGTTTCTTTTTTTTAGAAACCTCAATCATCTCAGTGCTTGAACTTATAGTCATCAAGTATTTTCTTGAGAATATTTTATGTTCCTGTCGGTAGAAAAGAAATACTCTTTTTTTGCCGAAGATACCCAAAACTGAACTTCACTTTCCCCAACTTTATTTTCACCATTTTTGTATTCCCAAAATAATGACCCTTCTCTAAGGTTCATATGTTTATAACCAATTTTAGGAATTGTCATAATTTTTGCCGAGTTATAAGTCATTCTCAATAAAAATTCATAAGGGAATGTTAATTTAAAACTTGGTTTAAACCCACCAAAATCCTCAACAATTAATTTTTTAAATACCATACCTGAGGTTTGGAAATTTTGATAATTTAATAGTGTTTCATTTGTTAGGTAACCCATTTCTTGACTAAAATTAGCCGCAAATGTTGCTTCATTAGTAAATCCTGCAAATACCATTTTACTATCAACATCGACTACTATTGGTAAGAATGCGTCTACCTCAGGGTAAACTTCAATATATGATTTAACATTTTTAAACCAAATTTTAGCAAACTCATCATCAAATTCTAGGATACTAACCCATTTAGTATTTGATTTCTCAATACCTAAATTAACTTGAGAAGAAAAATTAGGTTCCTCATCAAATTTAATTTTTCTAACATTTAAATCTCCAAAATCATATGATTCTAAAAAATCAATTAAATTTTCTTCACCTGAGTGAACAATTATTAATTCTTTAGGTTTAATAGGTTGTAATTGAATTGATTCAATTGATTTGCCAAAAAGTTCTACAAAATCTTTAACTAAATTTGTTTTAATTGGTAAGATGATGCTTAAATCTAAAATATTCTCCATAATTTTATTGTTCTATAAGTTGTAATTTATTGTATTCGGTTTCAAAAACATTTAATTTTGATTTGGTGTATTCGTCAAATAATGAAATAATTTTATTTTCAAAATTATTAACATCACTATATTTTAACGAACATTTTTCCATTCCATTATATACCTCTTCTGAGATATTATCTTCTAACCAATTTTGAATATACTCACCAATAAAGTTAACTAAATTTAATTCGTCTTGTATCCAAATTCCATTATCCTCATTCATCCATTCAGGTACCATCTTTGGTATAACACCTATTACAGGTACTCCACACTTCATGGACTCTAATGGGAATGTACCAAACGCACTTGTTCTATCATCCCAAACAGATAACATACAATCTTTTAATGTGTTAGCAAATTCTTCTTCACTTAATCCTCTCATATCTCTAAAAGTAATCCATCTAAATTGAGGATATCTTTGATAAAATGATTTAATCACATTGATAGCATCTCTTTGTTCTCTTGAGGAGATTGCAATAATTGGTTTTGCAGGATACTTTGATTTTTGAAAAATCTCAGAAGTCACAGGTTCAATAATGTCGGTTGAGACATTTTTAATGTACTGTGAAATATATTTTTTTTGAGTGTCTGAAGTTGTAATACATTTTGTAAACCCAAACTGTGTCCATGATTGACCTGGTTGTAATGTCTCAAAAATTTGGTCGTACGCTTGTGATAACACAATTTTCGTACATTTAACATTTGTTAATTGTGACATTACATAACCAAAAATTTCAGGGATAACAATAAAGTCTTCAGGTGCTACTTGTAAATTTTGACCTTCAATTGATTGATGTGGTAAATTAGAGTATTGCTCGCCTAACCAACTAGAAACACCGAAATAATCAGGTTTTTCATGTAAAATAATTGGGTTATATCCTTGTTTAAGTAAAACATTTGCCATTTGATAAATGTATCTTACGGATGCTTTAGCATTGCCTTTAGTGTCTTGTACAAAAAAATATATTTTATTTTTTTTGTCTTTTAGGTTTGAGATTGATTCTTCAACCTTTAAAATTCTATCTTCCATATTTTAGTATTTTTTTATAGTTTTATTATTTAATAGTGTATTAAATGCCAATTTGAATGGGATTGATAATTGAGATTTGGTACCCAATTTCTCATCAATCTCTTCTTGCTCGCTCATAATGACTTCTATCATTATTTTAATAAGTTCGTACTGAACAACACTAATATGTTGGCCTGTTTCACCAGATATTGGTTCAGTCGGCTCAATATTGATTAAAGAATTAATTTCTTCTAAATCAATATAATAATTTTCATTTAAAATGGGTAACATTATAGTTTTTCAGTAATTATTGATTCTAATTCTTTTAGTTTTGTTATTGAAACTTCAGAATTAAGTTTATTATTATAAGATGTATCATATTTAACAACTTTATCTTTGTAATTAATAATAATATCAGGGTTAGAAGTAACTATTAAATCTAATTCATCTAATAGTTTATTTTTTGTTATATCATTATAAAAAAATATTCTTTCGATAAGACAACCAAATTTTGATAAGAAAAATAAAGTTGCAGGTTTTGATTTTGATATTTCATCTGATATAATAATAAAATCAACTTTATCTCTTAGATTAATATATAAATCATTTAAATCATTAAATGATGATAACTCAGTTGATGGTGAATGTCCAAAAATTTCCAT